GACAGCGCCTGGAAAACTATCTCTAACTGCGAGGTAGTAGTGAACAAGCGAAGTGTAATCATCAAGCAGAGTTCCACCTTCCTTGGCGCCTTCTTCGTTTTGACGCATATAATTTAAAACATCAGCTGCGGCATCTGGATCAAGCTCTGGCATCTTGCCTGCTTTTTTAACTTCTTTCTTAAACTCAGCAGACCAGGGAAGAGAAGCAAGCAAGAATTTTTGAATTGGTTTTGCTTCTACTGGAACATCTTGAGTTATTGAAAGAAGTTCTTCTTGGAATTTGTCAGCTCCCATAGCCAAACCTGCCAAGAACTTCATGAAACCAGCATCTCTAATGTTTCTGAATGCGCTGTTTGAAATTGATTTACCTACATCAAGCATGATGGGTGCATATTTTCCTCTTAGCGCTTCTGGCATATCCTTGTAAGTCATCGTTGGAAGAGACTCAAGTTCTTGCCCAAGATCAGACTTTATAAATTCTTCTTCGACGTCAATTACTTGATCTGGCGAGAGAAGTGTATCGAGCATTCTGTTGTCTTCGAGCTTGTCTATTTTTGCGATAAGCTCTTCGTCATCTGCGAAAAGCTTTTTGGCAATGTTAACTTTTTGCTCGTCAGATTTAGCAGTTAATTCAACTGCAACACGAGATTGCTCTGCACTGTGTTTTGCTTGAGCTTCTTTTTCTTTGCGCTGCTTCTCTCTTTGCGCCTTAGAAACTCTAGGCTGGTCACCTATCATTGCTGCTAAATCTGCATCTGGCTGCTCTTCTTCTTCGTCGTCAACCTGGCCTGTATACGCTGTTACTTTTTCTTTTGGCGGGACAACTGCATAAATTTTTCTACCTGGAGGCTGAGGTGCTTGCTTCTGCTCAGGTTCAGCGGGAACTTCTTCCTCCTCATCGTCCTCTTCCTCGCCCCTCATCTTGATTCTCTCAAGATCAGGATCGTCATATCCAACGCCCTTTGCTGCGTCAATATCAACAGTGTAGGGCATCATTTGCTCTACTATTGCTTCTAGAAGTGGAAGAATGTTGGCTTGCTCAGAAACGATATCTTGAGGATTCATCTCTGCACGTTCTTTAGCTATTCTAAGAGCTTTGTCTACCAGTTTTCTTATCGCTTTAAACACTGCAGGAATTAAATTCTCAGGCACATCAGAAAGTAATTTTTCTGCTGCCACCATTAACTCGTCATGGTCAGTTGGTTTATAGTTCGCATCTTGAACGGGTGGGCCTAAATCTTCTTCCCCAACCACTGGGTCTGCTTCAATAGGAAGCTGCATCATAGACGATCCATCAACAGGTGATGGGCTTATATCTTGCTCGAGCAGACTCTTAACAAGTTCTCGAACGGCTCTTTCTGTTACCTTAATAGACATTTAAATCTCCGGAGACAATCCAGTTATAAATATCGTTTCTGTCAGAAATAATAGCTACTTAACTTGATTAAGCGACCAAGCTGCTGCAACAGTCATCCCGACACCAGCAATTACGCCCGCTGCGATCCAATATCCTGTTCTGGGTTCCTTTAGCCTTCTTATCTCTCCTGTTAGAAAAGCTATTTGATCATTTTTGATACTTATGCGCTTTTTATTAAGCTCAGAAGAGACCCTAATCCTCTCAACAAGTTTAAGCTTTTCTGCATTGCACCAAGCATCTGATTTTTCTTGCTGTTTTTTTAATTTAAGATTGCATTTTTCGTCAGCAGAAGTTAGATTAACAATGACGCTTGGAACTGCGTCGGATCTAATTAAAACTCCGTCGCAAGCCGCAATTTCATCTTTCTTTATCGGCGAGATCTGTGCACACTCAGCCTGAACAACGCCAGGGGTGAGCAAAGACATCAAGCAGGCGAAAGAAATTAGTTGTCGCATGGCAATCCTGCAAGTGCCATAACACTTACAAGCCCGGGTAAAGCGTCACGAACATAAATTCCTGAGAACAGGGTGTTGGTTCTTCCGCCGACGTATGCAGTGGCGGCTTCCAAGTGACCGCTAATATCAACATCGTTAGCGTGATCTTCAGTAATTACCTGTAAAAGAACACCGGTTTCAGCATGCCCTGTTGGTTTTGGGCATGGAGAGTTGTTGATACAGCTCTGATAAAGTTCAACACCAAGATTTGTGCTTGGTTGCACGATAGCAGACCCCAAAACAATTCTACCTGTTGCACTGAGGAATCTCTCAAGGTCCTTGCCGTCAAAAGCTTGGATTGGTGATTGCTCGCATGCAAGGCGCAAAAGCTGCCAGAACATTTTAGCAAATGCTTTATTCGCAGCAGGGTAAAGACCGAGAACTCCTACCTTGCCACGGAAAGAGTTTAGCTGGCGCTCGTTGTCAAGCACGATGTGAGGGTTATCTGCAACGTCTGCCTCTAGTGACTTAGCGTTACTCTTAATAGTTGCGTTTAACTTCTCTTGAGATGTGGGTGATGTCACAACATAAACAACTTTACCAGATGCTTCATTGATCTCAAGAAAGCGCTTAAAAACAGGATCCAAGATTGCTGCAGAAGAACCAGTCCCTCCGCCGCCACCTGCACAAACGAAAAGCCAGTCAACCTTGCCAAGCCTAGTGCGCAGTGCATCTTCGACCAGTGCGCTGTTTTCATTGAGTACCTTGCGCCCGAGTTCAATGTTCTTTGCAACGCCATCAGCGCCCGGGAGTGCTAGCAAGTGATCCTTGTCGATTCCTGCTTGAAAATCCTTGTCTGTCGTGTTGATCAAAAGAGTCTTTGTAAAACCTAAATCTAAAAATCCTTTAGCAATCTTGCAGCCGCCGCCACCGACGCCAATAAAGGCACAATTAATTGCAGACTCAGCTTCGTTTTCAGGAAGAAGATTTGCAGACTCTTCCTGGTCTTCATAGTGGTCAACAAAATCAAATTCACTCATTGGTATACTCCATCCAATTTACTTTGCATTATATCTCTTACTTGTCCAAAGATAAACCCGTAGCTTCAGCTAATTTTTTAGCTAATTCTTCTGGGCTGAGACTTGTATCTTTGACTATTTTTTCTATTTGTTTTTTGGTTTTCTTATCAAGTTTTTTATTTTCTTCTGCGTACTTTTGATCGATCTCTTTTAAGGTATTTTTTAGATTCTTATCGATCTCTGCGTTTCTCTTAGCTAGCTCTTGATGTGCACCTTCGATTGCTTCAAGTTCCTTGTCACGAGCCTTCTTTTGCTCGTTTAAAATCTCCCAAGGATCAACGTCTTTACCGCGTAGCAAAAACAAAAGACCTAGCCCAACCATAAAAGCGCCAAAGATTAAAATGGTTGCTTTTGAAGAAACCCAAAGTTTCTTTACTGATTTTAACACAGACTTCATCTACCTTTCCATTTCAAAAACGCATCAATGGCCGCTTGGCCGCCGATATAAACAACAGAAAGGAAAGTCCACTGCTCTCCGGTAAGAAGCTCGCCATAAAGAAAACCACAAGAACAAAGCCACACCAAGAACTTTCTTGATATAAATTTAGAAACATGTTTGTCAACAAATGCTGGCATCATTTTTCCTCCTCATCTTCGTCATAAACAAAGCCGAGGAACTTCACATCATCACTGTCGTTACCCTTAGGAGAATTTTGAAAATCTAAAATTTTTAAAATTAAACTATTGGTCTTGCTTACTGACGAAATGAACTCCACATGCTTGTCTAGGCGATTATTAATTATCTCGATCGCATCAACAAGTGATTTAACTGTTTGTTCAAGAGTATCAACTTTTTGCTGCAGAGCTTGATTTCTTGATTTTTCTGACTTGTTTTTTCTCCCAAACATTTAGATATCATCCGGATCCAAGTTTGTGTCTTCGATGGCATCAAATATTGACTCAGCATCTGTGTCTGAAAGTCTTTCGATGTGTCTCTCACGCTTCTTTCTAGCTATGGTGTCTAAAACCCTGTGGGCAAATCCATCGCCTCTAACTACTCTTTGTGCGAAATCCTCAAAGACTTCTTGCATTGAGAGTTTCTTTCTAATGAGTTCTATTCTAAAAGCTGCGTGGGTCTCTGTCAAGAGCTTGACGTGGATTGATTTTCTGTGATCAAAGTCTTTATATTTGCTCAATCAGGCCGCCGATCCTCCACCGGGTCCAGCGCCTTGCGCAGCTGGAGGTGGGACATCTGTGTCAAGAACTCTCTCGACAGCATCTTCGGGTAACTCAAGCCTATGTTCAGTGTAAAGAAGCTCTTTCATTTCATCAGCCGTTGCATCATCGTAGTTTTCTCTAACGTAGTTTTCTGCTCTCACAAGAATTACTGTTACAATATCTAAGATTCTATCAGGCATAGAAGCTAATCTGGCAACTCTCTCTGTAAACATTTGAACGTCCAGTTTAGGCTTTGACTCAGGAAGATCTTCTTCTGGGGCTTCTTCAGGTGCTTCTTCGGCTTCAGGCTCATCCTCCTGGTCAAGCACTTGATCAGGTCCTGGTGCAGCTTCAGGTTCTTCAGCTTGCTCGAGCAAGAAAGAAAGAGACTGCGGGAAATTAGCTTCACTCAGATCACCTTGGTCAGCACTGTCTGCGGCAACTGTATCGTACTTTATTAGAAGGGCGTCGATTTGAGCGTCAAGAGAGTCAGGTAAACCCTTCTCATCGTTGTCATCTTGCTCATTAAGGGTCTGCATAATCTCAAGTATGATATTTTTAATCATTTCTTCCATTGGTAATCTCCTATTTGAGAACCTGCGCAACTTTTTCTGCGCGCTCGAAGCGACTTTCAATAACGTTCCAATTTAATTCACGCATCATGTTTTGTGCGTACTCAGAAACATCTTTAAGATAGTCTTTATAATAAGCGTGCTGCCAAACATCCAGCACAATAACAGGTATGACGCCTACAGGAGATTGCAAGCTATGCAAATCCATCACGTAATTCATATAAGTTTGAGTGAAGATGTTATAGCCTGTGACTACCCATCCACAACGAGAAGCTTGTGCGCAAGCAAGAAAATCCATTTGCCACTGGTCAAAAGATCCAAAGTCTCTTTCTAGCCTCATGAAGGCAAGCGTATCCATAGTTATTTCACTTTGAAGATCGCCAATATTAGCAAAATACAGTTCGTGCAAATAAACTGCGTTTAAATTGTAAGTTTCGTCAATCTTCAACGATCTGAATAGTGAATGGTTGCCACTAGCGTTTGCACGTGAGACTGCATCAAGTTCAGCACTGATTCTGTTGAAATCCTTGACGTACTGCTCGTAAAGCTCGTAATGATTCTTTTTATTTGCCTGAGAAAGTGCTTCAGTTGACATAGCATAAGTCTTTGTTTGAGCGACGAGCGCTTCGTTTAAATCTTTACTATCTTCTGCAGTTTCGATCTCAAGTGTATCTTTAATCAATTCAGCAACTTCATTCTTTTTCATATCACTACTCTACCTTATAGTTCTTCTTAAATTCTTTCTCGCTGACGTGGAAGATCTGACCTGTTGGTGTTTTTAAAGATACACCTTTTTCAGTTTGATTATCTGCCTCAGAAACATCTTTTAAGTTTACAGCGCTGACGGTGTAAACCAATCCAGACTTCTTATCACACACTTTTAAGCCAGGAGAAATTGATTTTAAATCTATCTTTAGAGGTACCTTGTTCGCTTTGCACTCATCTTCTTGAGATAGCTTGCTTTTTTCCTCTTCGATAATCTGGAGAAGTCTCTGCTTTGTAAGTTTATTATTCACATTAACACTCCAGTCTGCGTATAAATATTCAGCAAAAACAGCATTTTCATTATGATGCACTGTACTGCCTTACCTTTACTCCTGCTTCTCGAAGAATATCTAGACCGCGAGGGTCTCTATACTCTTGATCGTATATCACTTCTTCGATGTTAGAATTAACAATCATTTTAGCACAATGAGCACAAGGGCTTAAAGTAATATACATCTTTTTTACTTTTGGATTGTTGTAATCTAGCTTGATAAGAGCGTTCTGCTCTGCATGTATAAAACCAGATTCACCAGGATGCTCTGATTCAGCTTTGTTTGGGCCGCCTTTATAGTTGCCGTTGTAACCTAAAGAAAGCAGTTGCGTGTTATCCTCAGTAACGATAATGGCACCCACTTTGTGCCTAGGATCATAAGATCGTTCAGCCACGTTGTGAGCAACCTTCATCCATACATTATCCCACTCGGGACGGCCATCCTCCTGATAGCCTGGACACGCAGGCTTGCTATCGCACCCGCAGTCATAACAATTTGGATCATCAGGAAACTTTGACATCTTACCAGAAATACATCAGTGAAAAGTTAGGAATAGGATGTATACCGAAGAAACGTGGCTTATGCTCAGCATAGCCAACCTGAACGGCAAGGGGAAGCTCCAGAGACAGCGCAAACTGCTTCCAGCGGCGCTCCAAGCCTACACCCGGCCCGAAAGAAAGTACAACACCTTCGTCCAGCGTTGATCCCAGGCTAATATCTCTGCAATTCACATTAGGTTCATCACAAACCCACTCAAACCGCTCATCGGTGTTGCGGCTGTAGAACGCAGCGACGCCGAGTGACCAGTAAGCACGACCCCAAGTAGTAGAGTTAAGTGTCTTAAAGTAAGTTCCGCCAAGAAAGACAGTGGAGTCAAAGTCATCTTCAACAATGGGCAGGGCTGAAACTTGCCAGCCGGTACCGTCCTTGTGCTGCTTGCTGTAGCCTAAACCTACACCATAAGTTGATCCAGCAACGAAACCGATCCGTTGCTCTTCTGCTTGTGATACAGCAGGTAACATCATCAAACTAAACATCAATAAATACTTCATAAAATTCCCTTTCATTCATCTTTGCTTTTTTAAGTAGACTTTTTCGATTTTTTCTTTGGCTTATCGAATAAATCCTCAATATTTTTTTCCCATGTAAATCCAGCAGCAGACTTATGGCCTCCGCCGCCGAATTGTTTGGCAATCTCTGACGCGTCTATGTTATCGTGGAAAGCTCTTAAGCTTACACGAATTTTCTTCTCTTCGTGATCGTGAAACCAAATAAGTGCAAGGTCACAATGAGGCGATAGAGCATTACCTATCTCCGACATCCAGTGAGAGGCATTAACAACAAGTGCTTCGTGACCTGCAAGCTTTCTTGGAATCGCTTTATCTGCAATCTTTTTAACAACTGTTTTTGAGTAGGCAAGAATGTAGCTGCCTCTTTTAACTGCGTCATCAAACACAGAGTCATCTTCAAACTTCTCAAACTCTTCAAACTCAAAAGGCACCATATCAAAAGCAGCTGCAAATTCCTTTGAATAAGGAAGATCCCATTTCCACAAATCTCTGTCTTCAATGTACTGAATAAACTTTGGAACTTCTTTTCCAGGATGAAAAAATTCCCATGTAATCACAGCGCCTGATTTCTCCATATTGAAAATTGCATCTGGGATATCATGCAGCTCGACCATTGCTGATTTGTGGTGATCAAGCACGACAAGTGCGTCTGCTTCTTCGATCATTTTCTTTGTTACAGCGTTCTTGAAGGAAAAGTCGCAAATAGCAACTTTCTTTCCTTTGACATCGGGAGGTATTTCTCCATGAGCACAAGCAATATACTCAGCTCTATTGCCTAAAAGACGCCAAGCAGCGTAAGCAGAACCAAATCCATCTGTGCAGTTCTTGTGATAAATTACAAGATCCACGTCTCTAGGGTTAGGTATCATTGTACTCTCTCTTGTTCATAAGTGGGTGGTGATCAAAACATCTTGGCTCATAAAGCTCTGATCCGCCCACTGCAATTTCGATGCCGTCGTTGTTCTTCTTATAAGTATAGTAAGCGTCTCTACCGCAGACAGGACAAACTGCTGGGCATTTCTCAATTTTTGTTGCCCAGGGCATCATCTTTTGAAGCTCATCAAAAGGGTTACAAGTTGCTGACATGTCTAAAGAAGAAACCACAACAGTTATTCCTCTCTGATAAAGCCAAATAAGCACGTCAGCAATGCCGCTAATCATAAATGCTTCATCTACTGCTACAACATCGTAATTATCTTCTGACTCTGCTAAGTGCATGATTATCTCAGCGGCATCATGTATGGTGTTGGCAGTTATCTTTCCACCATTGTGTGTTACAATGTCAGCTTGATCGTACCTGTCGTCCATCTTAGGCTTAAAAGCTAAAACTTTTCTGTTTTGATACTTGAACCTATCAACGACTGCCATGAGTCGTGTGGTCTTAGATCCAAACATAGGCCCAGTGAATATGATAAACTCAGGATGTCTCACTATCTATTTCCTCTTCACACCTCTTAGCAACTGCGTTAGCAATCTCATGTGCCAAAAATCTCTTTAAGCAAGGCGTTCGCACCAGCCAGAACCTACCTTTTCGGCTAAACACTTTCATTATAATCTTGTAAATGTCGTTGTTTAGTAGAATGCGCCTATGACGCCGCCTCATTTACATGCTCATTTCAATCTCAAGAGGTGGAACATCGTTATTCTTAAGATCTCTTACATGAAACTCATCCATAAGCCTGTCATAAATCTTATCACGGGCATAGCCTCGCGCTGAAGATGCTCCCATGTTAATGTCACGAGGAAGATCTCTGATTGCCTCTTCTATCGCTTTTTTGAATTTTTTTAAGTCATTAGCTTTTATCATAGTCCTTCTCTCTCAATCTCCATGATAGCATCAAAGTGAGCTGTAGCAATTTTTTCACACCATTCATTTGTCATCATTTTCTTGCACTCTGCTTTGTTTGTAAAAAATCCGTTTTCTGTTAAGATGGCAGGCATGCTGGTATGCTTCAATATATAAAATCCAGCAGTCTTTACGCCGCGATCTTTCCAGCCAGTTTGCATAGCTAGTTTATTTTGAAAGATTTGAGCAATACTTTCGCCTTTTTTACTACCTTTGCAATGGTAAGTTTCGATACCTGATGGGCTGGTCCAATCAGTACCAAAAGCATTTCCGTGAATTGATATGAGAACTCTAGGCATGTCTGATTCTAGCTTGTTAGCCCTTCTAACTCTTTCAGAAAGCTTAACATCGTTTTCAACTTCAGGCACTAAATTGTGATAGCAAACTTCAACTTCGTCTAGCATTCTCATTAAGTGCTTAGAAACATTCCTGTTAAAAATGTACTCTCTAAGCTGTGCTCCATCTTCAAAGAGAGGAGATCTTTTGCCTGGCGTAGATTCACCGTGACCGTGATCAATAATCCACATGTACCTGTTACTGCAATTCATAACTTTACCTTCGTTGTTCTCGCAAGAAGCTTCCTTCATTTCATTTGCGACAAAGCTATTTATCACGCCTTGCAAAATCTTAGTTAGCTGAGAGAATATGGGTCCCACTTTCTGCTGCTCCTGCTCCGGTCTGTTTTATAAACCTTGCTTTTGTGTGCAATTCACTTAAATTTCTGCTTCCTGAATATGAAAAGCCGCTTCTTATGCCTTGCATCAATATATTAATTATGTCTCTTACGCTGCCTTTATAAGGAACAGTGGTTGAAATACCTTCAAGAGAGCTAGCTCTGCCACGCCAATCAAACTGCGCTTCAGGGCTTGCCATGCCTCGATAAGCTTTTCTCTTTTGGCCGTCATTATAAATGATATCTCCTGGAGATTCATCTGTCCCAGAAAGCATCGAGCCCAACATAACGCAGTCCGCACCTGCAGCTAGAGCCTTTACGGCGTCGCCACTATTCTTAATTCCTCCGTCAGCAATAATTTTAACGTCTCGATCAGTTTGAGCGCAATCAAAGATTGTCTGGAGGCCTGGCACGCCATGACCGGTTTGAATTCGTGTACTGCAGATTGATCCTCCCCCAATGTTGCACCTGACGGCATTTGCGCCCCAATCTGAAAGGTCATTTATTCCTTGTAGTGTTGCAACATTTCCCGCAATAATACACAAACCGTCTCCAAGTGCTGACCTGAGTTTATTAAGCGCGTCTTTGACTAGTATGTGATGGCCGTGCGCCACATCAACACAAAGCGCAGAAACACCAGAGTTAGCCAAAAGCTCTGCTCTTTCCATAAAGTCATCAGTGACTCCAATCGCAGCAGCTATAGGCGCGGAATGATCTACTAATTTGACAGCGTTCTGGACCAACTCAGATTGTTCTTGAGGTGAATTATACCTGTGAATAACACCTAATCCGCCCATCAAGCTCATTGCGGCAGCCATCACATCTTCTGTTACCGTATCCATACAAGAAGAAATGACTGGAATCGATAGTTCAACTCCTGGGCCTAGCTTTACTGATGTATCGCATTCTGCGCGTGATCTAATATCACTATACTGTGGAACTAATAATACGTCGTCATAAGACAGGGTTTCGAGGATCTTCACACTCTCTCCGTTTGCTATAAATGATTATAACGTATTTTAAGAAATTTTATTCTTTTATTCCTGCTATTAACTGCCAGCGGTTTTGAGCTGACTCGTTCAGGTTTTCTTCTGATTGCTCAGGTTCTTCTGTCTGTGCTGGTTCTTCTTCATCAACGACTGGAGGTGCCATAGATTCTCGAGCTGGACTTGGTGATTCTGGCGCATATAGCAAATATCTACCTGTCTTTCTTCCGCCAAAAGCATAAAAATAAAGATCATCCTTGTCAACAAATCTAGTTTTTGTAGGGGATCCTGCGGCTGACTTGGACTGGTACAAAAGAACCCCAGCCTCTCCCTTGGGCAGAACGTGCTCTCTAGCAATTTGATCAAGCAGGTGCAGCAGCTTTGCAGAAGTGTCTATGACCTTGCCGTCAATCTTTGGTTTGTAATTCGTAGCGATATCCTCAATTGCCTTCAAACTTTCGTCTCTACCCATTGTTTGCAGCTGATCTATGTCGTACCCAGTGGCTTTTATTGCCGCGGCCAGATTATTAGGAGATCTAAAGAAAGACTTTGCTCCGCCACCGAAAACGAAAGGTTCGTTGAAAGATCTGTGATGCTTAATTTCCCAAGCCTGATCTCCGATATCTACGTCGTGAGTAGCGGAAGCACCACCAACCCAAGAAGACTTATCGTAAAGAAGCGGTGTTAAAAGCTCACCACGGCCGAGACCCTGTCCTTCATTATAGTGAAGAATATCTAAAAACTGTGCCGGTATATCTACGGCAGACGAATTGCCCGCAGAAAGAGAAAATAGCATTGGGCCAATCTCATCTGGGCCTTCTTCAGCAGACATGAGATAATCTAAAACAAGCTTTTTATACTCATCAGGATAACCTTTCATAGCATCAGAAAATTGTGTGTCACCGCGGACCGCATCGATCGAATCAATATAAGATTGACGTGATGCGTCAGGGTCGTATTCACTTACACCTAGCTCACTGCGTATAAATGTTCTCAGAGATTCGAGATTGTCATCTGTGAGATCGTAAAGCTCATCCTCACCTATCTTTACAATCTTTTCCTGCAGTTGTTTCTGCTTCATTTCTAGCATTTTTCTTACTGCGTTTCTAATCATAGCTTCACTCATAACTGACTCCACGTGACTTAGCACTCTTTGAAACTGCGGGTGTTGTGCATTAGACACTCTTTGTGATAAATAATCTTTAAAGGTTGAGAGCATTTGTTTTAAATCGGGATCTTTAGTCATAACATTTACCAAACCCTCGAAACTAGCTGTCTCTGATGGGTTGCTTGGAATGCCTAATCCATCTAAAATTGCCTGCGGGCTGGTGATCCTCTGCCCCACTAGTTTAAACTTTCTCTTGTTTTTTGGTAACGCTGGATCAAGTGCAGGGTCAAGAGAGAGCCTACCTAATCCACCGGGTGTGGCAACAGTCATCTTCTCATGAGTCCCAAGCTCTTTGCTTCGCTCTGCGGCAATGTGCCCAAGCATTACATTTCTAAAAATACCCTTAATGCCTTCGTCTCCAACGCCTGCCATTAACCAACCTGCGCTTTCGAGATCTGGGGCAATCATCAAGTCAACCTGAGCGTCTCGGTCCTCTGGGTCTCCTTTAATAGGGTATAGAACTGTGAGATTAGGGCCGATCACTTTTACTCTATCAGCGCCTAGTGAACCAACAAGATTTCTATAGATCTGAGTTTTTGCTAACTTGTTATCTTTCTGAGCTGGTTGAACTGCGATATCAAGATCACCAGCGATAGATTTCTTTCCTGTAGAGCCGACCGGCTCGTACCCAGAAATTCCTGCATCTTTTAAGTGGTTTGCAAAAAGATCATCTAGTGTGTCTTTTACATACTTTCTGTCAACTCCGCTGGCTAACGAGTTTCCCTGGCTGTCTTTAAATGCAATTCCACCCATTAAGCTGCTCCAAGCGCTGTAAATATGTATCTTGTTGCGATCGCGTTATTAAATGTCCCACCAGTCAAAAGTTTTCTCTAAACCTTCCCAAAAGCGAACAAGGGGCTTATAGCCAAAAACACGCTCTGTTTCTGATATATCTGCTTGCGTGTGCATGACGTCTCCTGGACGAAATGGTGCTTGCTCTATCTCTAAATCACCGAACCGCTCTTTAAACGCTTCAAGAATCTGGTTATTACTCGTTCTGTCGCCACATGCTACATTGAAAGCCTCGCCTCTAAATGCGCCTTCGTGGTTTGCTGCACGAATGTTTACATCAACAACGTTATCGACGTAGCACATATCTCGACTTTGTTCTCCAGAGCCATCTTTTCTTAGAATCCCGCCATTTTTAATTGCGTGACACCAAGCAGAAATTGCTGTGGAGTAAGGAGAGTCACCATATTGATTTGGGCCAAACACATTGAAATACCTCAGGCACACAGAGTCAAAATCGTACAGGTTGCCAAAGATTCTAAGCAGATCTTCAATCGAAGACTTTTGCCACGCATACGGTGACTTTGGATCTCTTGGATAAGACACAGGCGTAGGGAGGACATCTGCACCACCGTAAACAGAAGAAGAAGATGAATACACAAACCTTTTGACATTGTCGCGGCATGCTTCCATCAGCGCAGAAGTTCCTGCAACATTTGTTTGCGTGGTTTTAGCTGGGTGCTCGACAGAGTAACTAACCCTTGGGATCGCAGCAAGATGAAACACAACATCAAACTCTTTGTTTTTTATTTCTTCAAGAATGGCATCGCAAGCAAAATCATTTACGACTAAGCGCAGGCCTTTGCAGCCTTCAAGCAGGTCAAGGCTTCCTGAACTTAGATCGTCTACACCTGTTACGTCCCAACCTTCGCATAAAAGGCGACTAACTAAATTGGATCCTATAAAACCGGCAGCACCGGTGACTAATGCTCTTCTCATCTATTCGTCTCCCTTGATTTTTTCCCAAAATAACTCAAAGTCTTCATGTGTATGTATTACTTCCCAGGTGCTATCACCCAGTCTTTCAACTTGAGCAACATATTTTCCTGGTATTCCAGCTGCCCAATCGTCTTTTCCTATTAAGCTTAAAAATAAATCTCCACGATCTCTCATATAAAGCCAATATGTGTTTCCAGGTACAGGTTTAAATTTTCTTCGAACCGTTTCGATCATAGCTGTTATTTTAACACGTCTATCAAGATCATTAAACTGGTTCATAAGAACTTCTGCTTGCTCATAAAGACGGTCGTATTCTTTTTTTACATAGTGATTTGTAACCTTAAGAGTCTCAGCCTTATGCATTGTGATATCTGTGGGTTTTATAGGCGCAGACATTGTGCTGAGTGGATATTTTGAGCTACGGTGTTTTGGATCTGACATTTTTTGCCTAGCTTAGTACGTGAGCACTATTGATGTTAAATCTAAAGCGTGCCTTGTGTCGGGATGCATCTAAACCAAGAAGATCGAATGCATCTCTTCCAAGCATGTGTATTAGTTGAATATCTGTTCCTGTTTTGTGTGCGGTGTCTGAAGACCTGAATACTGCGTGCACATCAAGCAAATCATCCCTAAAAACTGCTTGAATAAATGATATGCACTCTTCACCTGCGAATACAAAACGCCTGGAACTAGATGTTTCTTTTCTACCGTAATGATTGTTTCCTTTGAGCTCGTTTTTAATCTTTTGCAAAAAAGTATTCCTAATCTTTTGGTAATATTCTTCTTCGCCTGGCGTGAAAAGAATTCCTTCATTAACTGAACTGAACGTTCCGTCATCGTAGAAGTGAAATTGAACTGTTGTCGACTCTCTGTTAGGTTGAAACTTAGCAAACTCTCTAACATAGTTTCCGACTGTGTCTACGGAAATGTTTTCAAGGCGTCGGCATCGTCTTACAATTTCTTCTGCCTGTTCTTCTGTTTGTCCTGAATGAAATACGTGAAAGTTAGGTAGCATGCAATATCTTTCAAGCTCTTTTCCAAAGAGGATGTGTAGATCACTCAAAGAAGAGATATCTTGTGCTTCATCGCCCCTGCTTAAAAACCTTTCATGAATAGTGTGAATATCTGGATATAGAAGAATAAACTGGTTGTTTAGATTTGACATCTCCAGATGCAGATTTTTTCGAGTGTAAAAATCATCTCTGTTGTAAAGCTTAGAGTAGACACACATAGAAATACCGGATCGGTCATCCATGTTCCACTTAAAGCCTGATTTTTTATGAATTTCATTGTAAAGCGTTGTTTTTCCTGAGAGATCACATCCCTCTAGGGCAATTTTATTTACAGGAAAAGTAATCAATTTTACTCCACTACCTCATATCCGTCGGGGTATACACATATTATATCATTTTCGACAAGAATGAATACTTCTGGGTTTCCGCAATCGTCAACACCGTCATCTCGTATTAGAATTCCGACCTTGTTTAAAAACCTGCTATCTTGTATCGCGGTTTTTGTTACACGAACTAGTTCACCCGGATTAATCATCGTAAAGAGGTATCTTTCTCATTTTCCAAGCAGCTGAGGATGCACCCCAGTTTGGATCAACTTCGGTCTCCATGAGCCAGTAAGAGAAAGGTTGTGGCTCATAGTAGATCTTTTGACCTCTCTCCTCACCCCAGTCAAAGAACTTGCCCCAAACTCGAAGCCATGCAGTCCTGTTCTGATCGTCCATCATTCTAATTCGGTAAAATTCTTTGCCGTTCTTGGTCTTCTTTTTGATGATCTCAGTAGCACACCCCCAAGCAACGCCTTTGTCGCCACCGACCATTTCACACAATGATTTAACATCAGCTTTTTCAATTCTACGCATGACTTCTGCAGGGAAGACGAGTGCATTATTGATAGCAGAAGTTATTTGCTGGTACAAGACTATCTTCTCGTCTCGAGACCAGTCTTTGATGTGAGAAACTCCGAGAATAGACGAGTCAATACTGAATAGTGATTCTATTCTATCAGCAATCTTATCTCTTCTGGCGTAGTAGTTTTCAAGCCTTTCAAAACACTTATCAAGTTGTGCTTGTCGCTTGTGGTTAGGATGACCAATGCCCTTGATTAAATCTGCAGCGTGCTCGCTATAACACCAGTCAACAACACTGCAATTGAAGATGTGTTGAGACGCCTGTTCTTGCAAATCGGACATCTTAGTCTTCTCGTAAACACGCAGAATCTTGTCGAACTCTTCTTTGATTTGCTCACCGATTCTAACTAAGCGCTCACGAAGCTTATCTTCTCCAGTGCGACCTTTTCTGATCTTTTCATAATTTTCTGAGATGATGTGCAGCAACTGCCTATGGTTGTCTAGTTGGCCTTCTTTAAACTCCTCTAGAGAAGAAAAGGCTTCAATTTGACATAGCGCTTCAAAGCAAGTCTTGTTTACCTTAGAGTGACGCCACTCACCATCGCTATCATAAAAGAGATCATTTAAGTTCTTGAATGGTCGAGCTTCTAGTATCTCATCCATCGCTTTGTCACCGAGACCTTTAATTGATGAGAGTGGCGGCATAAGAGCTTGCAACTCTTTATTGTAAGTCCATTCATCTCCCGAATAGTTTACATCTGCTGGAGCAAACTTATAACCTAGCGCTTTGGATTCTCGGATGGCCTTTGCTAGTCCTTGAGGTGAATTGTTTTCAGACTCAAGAACCGTAGCGATCCACTCTCTAGGATGATAGGTGTATAACCACGCAGCGTAGTAGCTATCGATTGCGTAAGCAACGGCGTGTGATTTATTAAACCCATAAAGAGAGAAGAACTCGATCTTGTCAAAAAGCTCGTTCATGTCCTTTGGATCTAGGCCGTGAAGTCGCTCAGCACCTTCGACAAACTGCTTTCGAAGCTGGTCACGCTCAGAGCCTTTTTTACCAATCGTGTCCAAAGACTTCTTCACAAGAGTTTTGCGCATCTTATCTGATTCGCCTGGTGAAAACCCTGCGAGCTTAACAGCGAGAGTCATAAACTGTTCTTGGAACGTAATGAAACCTCTTGTTGGCCCTAAGACCTCTTCGATAATCGGGTGGGCATACTGAATGTTTTCAATGTCTTTGCCTGCTTCGACGTACTTAACGTGCACATTTGCCTTAAGTGGGCCAGGACGATAAATGGCGGTGATGGCAGCAAGCTCCTCAATGTTTCGAGGCTTAGCTTGATGACAGAAGTTTCTGGCACCTTGAGCAGTAAACTGAAAGATGCCCGGTGCAAAGGACGAGTTATGATAAGTGTTTTCCCAAACCTTTTGGTCGTCTTGTTCGACATACCTGCAGTTAAGATGCTTGTCAAAGTAATCTCTAATCTGGAGGAAAGAAGGGTTTTCGCCACTGTCCTTACGAAGGATTCTTTTAATGCAGTTTTCAACGTCTTTCATCAGCGTAAGACCAAGGAAGTCAAACTTAATAAATCCGTTATCTTCCAAGTTGCGGAAGTTCATACCTTCAGTCCAGGGAGTTTGTAACTCTCCTCGAACTGATATCAAGGGCATTGTCTGCTCAAGCTCACGCTCATCAGCAATTAGTACACCCCCAGCATGGCGACCGATTGATCGCTGTTCCATAAACAAGGTGCTCACATGCTTTTCAACATCTGGGTACTTTTCCATGAAATCTTTGTACTTCTTAGAGTACTTCATGCAATCCTCATGGGTGAGGACGAACACAGATTTCTCAGTGTTAGCATCTCGAGCATGAGGTTCAACCTCGGATTGCAGCGGGCCTGTAAGAGCGTTAACCTCCTGAAACGGAACATCATAAAACTTGGCAACGTCCTTGACAATAGACTTGAGTTTAAGAGTATTGAAGTTGGAAACAGGAATAACTGCATCCTCACCAAAAAGCTCTCTGGCTGCGTCAATAAGAGCATCACGATCACCAGCATCAGAGTCAATATCAGGCCAAGAAGTTCGATGTCGCCCAAGGAATCGGGACCAAAGCAAACCGTATGGAATGGGATCAACTTGAGTGATGCCCAATAGATAGTTAACGAGCGATCCGCCGCCTGAACCTCGAGCAGGACCAAACAGAGTCTTTTCAGCTGCGAGGTGAAACACGTCATGCATAGTCAAGAAGTAGTTCTCAAAACCAAGAAACTTGATATCATCAAGCTCTTCTTTGACACGAGCGACATATTCAGGCTTAGAAGCAAGGCCTGTGCTGATCATTGCATTCTTTACCTTGAGCGCTAGCTGCTGGAACGGTGTCTCTTCAGGTGGAGAAGGGTAGCAGGAATGACTCTTTTGAGGCACAGCATAATTCGGCAGCTTAGCCTTTGAATCCACCCACATGTCTTGGTAGCGATCCCAGACTTGATCGTGTGTCCTTTCAATACTGTCTCTTACAAGATCTTCGCGCCCATGATAAAAGTCGTAATTGTTCCAGCCGATCTCAAACTCATCCCAAACTTGTTCAGCATTCTTTGGATAGAGCTCACACTTAAGCTCATCAAAGACAGGAAGAGGTGTCATCTCCTTGCCCATCCATCCAAGTTTTTTATAAAGCTCTCTAGCTTCCCACTTGTTAGGTGTAGGATAGTGTGAATCGCAAGTAGTAACAAGATTGACACCTGTTTGATCATGAAGATCTATTAGCGCACGATTAACCATGTGCTGTGCTGAAAGCTTGTTGAATTGCATTTCATAGAAGAAATTTTGCTCTCCAACTGCATCAACAAAGCGGTCGGTGAGATTACCTAGGGTTCTCATCAAACTGGCTTTTTTGGCAGGATCGTCAAGAAGTTCGGGCCCGAGCTGGTCGAATGTCAAGTCAGGAAATTCTTGGAAAGTTCTTCCGCTAAAAATCCCGCCAACACATGCTGTAGTTACGCTAAGACCTTCGCCGTACTCTTTAAGCATCTTAAAATCAATGCGAGGAAAACGATAAAATCCGTCCTTGTAGCCTCTTTTAACAAGGGTGAACAAGTTTGCCAAACCTATTGGATTTCTAGCTGTGACACACAAATGGTAACGACGCATCCACTCAGGCTTACCTTTCGATCCCTGTTTAGATTCGTCTTCGTTTTCAATAGTGTGGCCCTCAGACATTAACTCATCTTCATTGTCAACATTGACGTCAGTTGTTGCTAAAGCCTCAATTTTCTTTGCATCTCGTTCGGCTTTAATGCGAGCACGATGATTTTCATATTGGCGCTTCCACTCATCTAGATCTTCAACAAAGTAAAACTCAACACCGTAAACTTGTCGGTACTTCCTGCCTGCTTTTTTCATCTTCTCATAATGCTTGTGAGCATGAGCTAATCCTGACCCGTGGCCGTGATCTGTTAGCGCCCATGCATCCATGCCGTTTTCTAGGACGAAATCGATATGATCAGCAGGGTAACCAAGGCCGTCATAGGTTGAAAAACCGGAATGCGCATGCAGGCCTACGAAGCGGTTTGGTATTTTAAAATCTTTAAATGACACGTGTTGTTTCTCCTGCGCATATTATACGCAGCAAAATTAAGATTTACACAAGAAAGCCTGCCACATGGGCAGGCTTCTTGAATACCAGATTTTTTAAAAAATTATTCTGGCGGGTTTGCGTCAGGTAGAACTGTAGATGCATCTATGATTTGTCTTGTGTCGTTTTGCGTAGGAGTCTCATACCACTCTTCCATAAATGTTTCGCCGTGAATCTCTTCTAGGCGCTTAATCATTTTTTCCATGTTGACTCTAACTACTCGCCCTGTTTCAACGTTCTTAGAGAAGAATTCCCATTCATTATCTGCGTTGTGAGGACTGATTTGCGTGAGGTTGTTGCTGCCGTCACCGACCCAAAGTTCTGCTGGGGCTGGTGTTGCGTCTGAAGAGTGAGCCTCAGTAGCAACCGTAAAGTTTTCTGTGTACTTTGCAGTTCCAATGGCAACAGCAAGCTCATCAATATAGCCATCCCAACCATAATTGTCGGATGCGTCTCTTCCGACTTGAAATCCTGACCAGTCATCTATATCTCCGCCCCAATTGGAGTAGCTAGTACCGGTGTTTTCACCGTTCATGTAGTACTCTAAAGTTCCTGCTCGCCTTTGGATGACGATGTGTGTCCAGGTGTCTGCCGGTATAGTCAGTCCAGAACTGTAAGCAGTATTACCTTGATAGAGTCTATTACCTAAGAATGCGATTTGCCTTGCGGGACCGCCCCAGCGCCAGCCGTCAGTACCAAAAACAAACTTAGAACCTGACACCATGCTTGCTCCTGCCTTCATCCAGAACTCAATTGTGAAGTCTGCTGTTCCTGGATTGTACTCATCGCCTGTGGCTGCTATTGACCAAGCTTTTCCTGTCGCTCCACCAGATTCCGACTTAAGCGAATTTGATCCGAACTTCGCCTCCTCTGCGGAAATTGAACCTGCGACTGTTACCGCAGCAGAACCATTGTCTAGCGTGGAGGAATCAGTCAAGTCTTCAAAGTGACAAAGAAGTTTAAGATCAGTGTAGGAGGGTACCAAAGCTTGAGCTGCTGATATTGTAGCTTGCCCCGCTTCGCCTGCTGTAGGTTTTGCGCCTGCACTGATGGCGATACTGTTTGACATGTCGTTGTTAAACGTGCTTGTACCTACACCTAAGTTTAAAAAGTTGGAATCCCAGTAAAGAGCCATCGTTCCGCCGAAAGAACCGTCGTTGTTATACTGCAGCTGGCGATTATTACCCCCAGGTGTTCCTCCACCTGCACCCGAGGCGACGAACTCAATGCCGGTCTCGTCATCTTTTACTTTTACGTATTTTCCAGATTGGCCTGTGAAATTACCTGGAGTGTCTGTGAGGCTGGCCCATGTACTAACTGGGCTTCCGAGCTGTGCCGCCCCGAGTGCTCCAGTTTGTGCAACCATTCTCACTGTTACAGAATCAAGCCCGAGGGATTGTATCCAAAGACGATCAGCATTAGCCCAATCGACAGTGTGCGTTCTTGAGCCTACATCTCCAGTAAGGGCTGTGGCTTCAGACCAAGCTCCACCGCTGTAGGTCCAAATTTTAACTGCATGTTTTGCGTAAATGAAGACGCCTGTTTGATTAAGCGCTTCTGCGACTCCAACCAGACCTGCAGGAGCAGCAGTCGTTGCTGTGTCCCTGCTTACGCCGGTATTGGGTAATTGTGTTAAATTCACGTCGGATCTCCAATCGATCGTAATAAGGATTAATTGATAATGTTGATCATTATCATCTTAACTATGTATGCTGTTTTTGACTAATCATTAACCGATTTTTTGTGCGCAAAAATGTGTATATTTTGCAGCGGAGAACTGTGTTAAATTTATGCTATTTTTTTTACAGAAAAATATTGACGCTAGTCTTTTTTGACGTAGACAGGATGACTAATTGTGTCGGAATATCTTTTGCAGATTGTGTCTGAGCACAAGAAGTACGAAACGCTGACTGTTACTTTACCTAAGCCTGGCTTGATGCCTTTGACAAGCAAACTAAACGTTGCAATACCCTGTACAAAATTTTCTTCTTTTGCCCGTAAAACATCATCGAAAGTCTTTAGATTAGGCGTCGCTTCCACTTTCAATCTCAGCGGGGCATCCTCCTTCAACTGCAAGCCTTTCGGAGGTACAATTTGCAAGCTAATATTTGCGTAACTACCAACCCAGGTGTGATCGTGACCTTGAATAATAAGGTCAGCAGATCGACTTCCCGGGGAAAACCACCCTAAACTCAATAGAGCGAAAGCTGTCATTGCTATTAAAAGGTTTCTCATGGGCGCGCCTCACAGAAAATATCTTGCGACATCTGAATAGATTGCAAACACCATGATTGAGACTAGCATGACAACACCTACCATTGTGAGGCGCATGCGAGTTCGATATGATATCTTTCTTCTAGTCACAGTCTCTACGCCTGACAGCACAATGTGACTACCGTCAAGCGCGGGTATGGGAAGCAGATTTAAAAAACCTAAGTTGATACTGAGCATTGCTAAAAGGTCGATCACATGCCCTAAATCTTTTTGCTTTACAGTCGTTTCTTCTGCTGCTTTTGACATCTCATAGATCATCACTGGGCCGCCTAAAGTGTCTTGAGTAGGTGCTTTTGTTACCATCTCTTTTACACCTACGTACATCGCGCCGTACATATCTGTTGTGATTCGCCAAGAGATGTTAGCAGCCCAAGCAGCGTCTATCGTTGCAATTTGTGCGCCCGGTGGTGGGGGAATATCATCTGGGCCTCGAGGCACCTCGTGCCCCCATGCGTAGAAAAAGTAGAGAAAGAACGGAAAAACGAGGTTGACTGCAGGACCAGCAAAAGCGATAGCAGCTCTGCGCCAAGGAGCGCAACCCCAAAAAGTAGTCGGATCAGTTGATTCTAAATCTTGATCACCCTTAAATCTAACGTAGCCACCCAAGGGGAATAAGCTGAGCTTCCAGAGCGTGCCTTTCCAGTGCCATCTCATGAGGGCAGGACCAAACCCGATGGAAAAAACTTTAGGTTGCACTTTAAGCAGATGCCCGGCGACCAGATGCCCAAGCTCATGAATCCCAATAAGTACAAGAAGTATTAAAATAAATGTGATCATACGTGAATAAGTATACGTTAATCAGGATAAACGCTTAAGCGCTTTGCAGTCTCATATATTTCATCTATCTTCTTCTTAGTCTCAGTCGGAGGCGCTGCGAGCGGATTTTGCAAAGCGTATGCTTCTAGTTCAGCGCTAACTGCGTCTATATCTTGCAAAAGATTCTTTACCCTTGGATTCATAAAACCTGGGTCATTGATTCTTTCTTTCTGGATGTTTTTGATGATGGTTCCAAAATATAAGTCTCTATAGGAGGTTTTTTTAAACACATCAAAATCGAAGTATGGAAACGATGGAAGCATATCAATTGTAAATATTAGTTTCTTTTTTAAAATAAAAAAAACCCAGAGCTTTTTAAATTACTTTTATACTTTTAAAATCAGAGATGCTTAGCATAGCAGAACCCTGTGAAGTCATGATCTCTACGCCTTGAAAAAGTTTACCATGCCACATCGTGTACATGTGCTTTTTAATCACTATTCCAGACTCTATCTCTGAATATAAACCACTATAAAAGAAACTTAGATCTTCGTTCCAAGTGACAATTTTGATCGGTTTCCAAAGACAGGGCTTTGATATCCTGTCATCTTTAACTGTTTTTGGTTCAAGGGTAACTAGATCACCGAGGCGTATGCTGACTAACATCTGTCTGTTGCGCTCAGATTGATCCATTGATTAGTACCTTTGTAAACACTCTCTGAAGTCTTTTGGAAAGTATTCCTTGTGACGATTATAAAAGTATCGCCAGCCTTCGTCTAAAATGTAGGTGACAGCATGGTCGTCTTCAGATCTTACACTGCGTCCTACTGCCTGTATCACAGTTTTTGCAGTTTGAGTTGAGTACCACTCAGGCCACTTGGACATTCGCTTCTTGACGACCTTGTCACCAAGGTATGGAAAAGGTACTTTGCAAACGATCTGGAATCTTGAATAGTCACCCCTAAGGTCAACGCCTTCTTGCATTGAAGGACTAAGCAAAACTGTAGGTTCTTCTGACTTCATATGCTGCTGCAGCACTTCATCTCGGGTGTCTGTGTCATGCAAAAGAAGACGAGGGTTTCCTTCGCCTACGTTTTCCCAGAGATACTTTGCGATTTTAAAAGTGTGGCAGTGAATGATACCCTTTTCTTCAGGGTGCATCTTTAAGATCTCTTCTACAGTTTGTGATAAAACTGGAAGAGTGTTATCTATCTCTTTTGCGTTCATCTTGCCGACCAGTAGCTCAACTATTGGGCGCCCTTCTTTAGGAAAAGGCGAAGGAGTTGAGATAAACTCGGCTTCGTCTAGCGGGATACCCAGTGATCTGCAAAAAGACTTGTGATTTACAATGGTTGCAGACATCAAAAGAGTTTTATGGCCAAGCCTAAGCAAATAGTCCTTAGCAAAGTCTGATACATCTACTGGCTTAAAGACAGTTTTTGCTAGCTTTCTACCGTATCCAGAGTCATATTCGCAGACCCAGTTTTCTTTATCATAGTGTCTGATAAATGTAGTTAATCTATCAACATGAGATTTTAACATGTCGTGCTGCTTTGCAAAACCAGCGAACTCTTCAAGTTTTTCTTTTAAGCCCTCAAACTTCTTGAGTATACCTTCGACGTGACTTAATCGATCTTTGACTTTTGGAAAGTACTTATCTCTAATCCACAAGAAAGAGTTAAGTTGGCTCTTTTCTCCTGGCCAATTCATCTTTAGTGTGCTTTTTACAAATCGCTCAGAAACTGTAACTTCAATAAACCTTGAGAGTTCTTGTTCGGCATTGTGAGATTCGTCAAGCACAAGAAAATTTCGAGGAGTAATTTTTCCGTTATAAGTTGCCTCAGTCAAAAAATATGGAAAATTAACAACCGACTCAGGTGATTTTAAAAAATCATCTTTGGCTTTCCTGTATGTGCAATGCCCTGAGCACGTCTTAAAGAAAGGTGTATCTCTCTCAACAGATCTTAGCATTGCCTGAGACTCTGCACAATTGTTTTTCTTGTGGAAAGCGCACTGGTAGTTTGACGCAGATTTTATGCTTCTCATGGGGCCATAGCCACCGAAATCTTTTACATACTGGTCTTGAAGGATTTTTTGAGTAGTGACAAAATATGCGCCGCGGGCGAAACCCTCAATTTGTTCTCCGACAACGTAGTTAAGATATCTTGCAACTGTTACCCCAATTGCAGACTTTCCGCAACCTGTTCCCATCTCTGCTATAAAGAACTTTTTATCAGACGATAAAAAACAATTCAAGACTCTGTTGATAGCGTCTTCTTGAACAGGCCGAGGCGTTTCGTGAGGAAAATAGTCAATCCAGTCTTCGGTTTTAATCATGTAAAGATTCTATCACAAGCATTTCATTTTTACACGATATCGAATTCAATAAAATAATCGCTTCGACACAAGTTTTAATAATCTGCTTTTTTCCCTCGAGTGTCCAGGGGTCACACTTACTTTTTAGAGCATTTAATCGAATAGACCTGAATCCTTTGCCTCGATCAATCGAAAATCCTCTTTCTGACTTCGATATGAAGTTTGCAATTCTGCTCAGCACTTCATTTAATTCTGGAGTATCTTTTTGACTATTTCTATACAGTTTTAACGCACCGTTTTGAAACTGAACTCCTACTTCGACTCCTTCAACGTTGGTAAAAATATTGAAGTAGTTATTTCCGCGTGTATTTCCTGCATGAAGAAAGAAATCTTGCTTATTTTTCTCAAGAGTCTTGCAAGCATCAGATGCACACACTTGTTGGACAATCCTGTCTAGCGGCTTAAAGAAGTCAGTTCTAAGCGCCATTTCTTTTATTCTAATCAGGTCTGCAGTATTGTCATCAAAATTGTTCATATCTGAATCAAACCTGTAAGCGAGCTCATCGACAAGTATTAAAAAATCATGACAGTTTAAAAAATCGTTTGCGATAGCAGGATTTCGAACCAAGACTTCTGAGATTTCTCTAAAGGCTTCTGAGAAATAACAGAGTGATATATCTTTCCATTGATCTGGCACCTGATCGTAGTTTGGGTCAAACAAAGAGATCAAATACCTTGCTGCCGATTTTGACTTTTTGGTCTCAAGTTTTTTGCTATACTTTTCAAGTTGATTTTCAGAGATCCCTGCGAGGCACTTAAGCTCACAAATGGTTACTATTTTATTGCCTCGAGAAACGCATACATCAAATCGATGTTTTTCGACTTCAATTTGATCTTCAGGTTCTACGCAGTCAAACACATCTATAATATCTGGATGGCCTAATGAAGCGCCTATTTTGATTAGCAAAGAAATTCTTCTAGACCAAAATTTTTCATCGTAAGCATCACCAAGCGTAGAGAGTGGCGTGTTAAGAAGACAGAAAACTAACTCTTCGTCAGTCATCTCCGACGCAGTTTTCGTTTTAATGATGTCGTGATAAAACATTTCCTCTTTTGGTGGATTGATTTTTTCCAGCGGAAAAGGAATTACGTTATCAGGTAAATCTTTTGGCAATTTATTTCTACTCTAGTAAAACTGCGTTAGATCCACACCTTTTTCTTTTGCTTCATTTAAGTGCTTAAGAGGATCGTAGTTTATGTCTTGGGAAGCTGAGATTGAATTCCAAGCCTCTTGAATTCCCGTCTTGAGTGTATACCTAGGTTTCCAATTAAAAGCTGTCTTAAACTTTTCTGCGGAAAGTCTATGATTTCCAAGGTAGTCAGTCTCAGGGTGCCACTTTATTTTATGCATTAAATCTAGACCTGAGGTTCTTTCCATCACTCTAACTATTTCTCGAGTGTCATAAGGATTTTCTGCTGCAATATTGAAGCTAGTTCCCCACGCCCGGTTATGACATGCTATTGCAACACCGTCACAAAAGTCTTCAACATGCATATAGTCTTTAACCTTAGCTGGATCAAGAAACATATCAATTTGTTCTACGCCCTTAGTAGCAGCGTAGAAAGTTTTTGAAATCAAACTGTTCATGTCGCCGACACCTCCATACGCAAACAAAGGCCTCACAATATTGTAGTCATTGCAAACTGATATCACGATATCTTCTGATGCTCTTTTTTGGATTCCATAAAGAGTTCTTGGAAATCTCGCTGACGTTTCGTGAATGACGTTTCTTTGGTAGGCAGATGTATCGTAAATCACTGTGGTTCCGATATAGCAAACTGGAATATTCAGCTTTTTTGCAGCTCTGCAAATATTGTAAGTTCCTGTCACATTAGATTGCGTAGACTCAGCACTGTTAAGCGCAACAACGTCAGTGCCTACAACAGCAGCATTGTGCACTATTAAATTAATTTCGTTGGCAGATAACTCTCTAGCCCAGTCATCTTCTGTGTTTCTATGCACACAAGGTTCACCTGTATCAAGGCACACCAAATTCTTGTTGTTCAAAAACGGAACAAACTCGTGCCCAAGTGCATTAAAGGAGGCAGGTAGATTTTTTGCTATAAATCCTGCTTCGCCTGTGATCATTACTCGCATGACATGATCTCCATATCTGTTTTCTTAAGAGTTAAAACGTTACCCGAGGGCGTTTGAACAGAATAAGTTTCACCGTATCTGAGAGAGTGCAAGATTATCGCTTGCTCCTTGGTTTCTTTAACCACGATCTTTGTTCCGGGCCAAAGAATGCTCTCATCTTCCAGAATAGGTTTTCTTTCGTTAGTCGTCAATGAAATTTACGCTCTCAAAATCAAGCGACATGGTATTTTCTTTAGTAGGCCGAACTGCCTTGACTCTATTTGACTTATCAGAATCAGTAAAATTAAAAGAAAGTTGTGTATCTGAGTTGTCGTTTTCCAAGAAAGCATTAAGTTTCTTCAGAGCACGGCTTTTTACAAACTCATCTGTGCTCGCGGAATAGATTTCGCACAATCCTACGCACATTTGAATCCACTCGAATTCAAAATCAAAATAGTCTTCGTCGAATCCTAAAGAATAAAGTGACTTTGCAAATGAACAAAGTTGCTCATGAGCTTCGATTAAAATACTTTTTGTCTCATTAATGTTCATAAAATACCTTACTTTTTCAGAGGCACCATTGCCCGACTGATATTTTTTCCTTCTATGTGAATTAGAAAGGCTTGAGAAGGAGGAAGCGTTGATTTTAAAACGTTTAAAGCCTCGCTTAATTCTCCATCAAATTTTCCAATGGGTTTTAAGGTTACGTTGGAAGATCTGATGCTGTCGCCTTCTTTGTTCCCCCAGAAAACCACTGTTTCCTTTTTCATTACTTCAAAAATATTATCGTCTACTTTCTTAATAGGATACAGAACCAAATTTGGCATTTGAGTCTGGTCTTTAAATCTGCTAGAGTTTTCTTCAGTAATGATATCGTGCTTCATGACTACTGCGTAAATCCTGTATATTGTTCAAAAATAAGTTCGCCTGCTTCATGGACACGGTCTAAGTAATCAACAAGCTGTTCACGATCAGTGTTAACAGATTTGCCGGCTTCGCTGAGCATTACGTTAAACTTGCCTTCTGGAAGTCCTTCAGCAAAGAAAACAACAGGCTTGTTGATACCATAAGCGTAACCCGCTTCCCAGATAGTGCCAAGATCCTTAGCTTCTGTGTTGCATAGAACAAAATCAGCCCACTGAATCTTTTCGCAGTTTACGTCAAAAATGCGCTGACGATCTTCTTGAGTTGCGTTCGGATTAAGGACGAAAAAATCCTTTGGGCTAAAGTACTCATGGCCAGTTGCAGTCAAAGCACTCTTCATAAACTCGACTTGATCAACTTGCTTAGGGTTGAAAAACGGTGATGCGATATAAACTTTCATTTTTTCTCCAAAATTATGAAATTCCAATGTAGAAACCTACGCCTAGGCCTACTGTAAACATAAACGGTATAAGCACAGAGTATAAAGAATTCTTTCTTTTAGTTTCTTCCAGCTCTATGATGGCAGCCATTAACATGACTCTTAAAATCTCTGGGTTTAAATTATCTGGGGGTAACAATGAGTGCTCCTAAATTATGATAACTTTCATATTCAATATTGTATTTTTTTCCAAGTACTTCTCTGACTATTCTTTGCATTTGCGCTGAGTTTCCGGTTATTATCTTGTAAGGTGGAAAATTTTGCTTAGACCAAGAAATAACCATTTTTCTAGCCCATTCGTGATCAAATCCATGCAGGTCTAACTCTTGAAGGCTCAAATCTATGCTCCTATGACAAAGATGTTCTTTTAGATCTTTTTCTTAGTGCGTGCCCAATATCAGGTAGCTGTGCTCCAAATTCAACTATATCTCGATACAAAAACTCGTCTGATTTTGCGATTGGGTGCAAATACTGTTCCCAAATAAGAAACTCTTGCTCAGATAATTCTTTCTCGTTATTTGATAATAAAACTGAATTTACCTCGGCGTAGCTTAAATCTAGATCAATAGAGTTGTAGATTAGCTCTCGCCTTCTGCACGTGTTTTTGTTTGAAAACGGCAACTTATCTGCCCATTCGGTCTCGATATTCAACTTCGATGTCGTTAATTTGACCTAACAAGGAGTTCCAGTGTTGACGGAACTTACTATTTTCTCCAGTTTCGTTTTCAGGAGGATTAGTTCCGTTAACGTCGTCTCTTTCAGCCTGATAGATCGTATCATTTGGGTGATATTCGATCTTGGCATCAGTGTCTGCATCTGGCCAGTAAAGGTTAGTACCTGTTCCAGCTCGAAGATTACGCACGTAGTGCATAGCAGGCCCAGTCAGTGTCTTGGTGCCAATAACAGTTGCCGCCTCAGGGATGACTTTGCAAACCTCGAGTGCCATCTTGGCTGCCATTAGATTATCTACTGCAGGTTGAATTTGCTTGTCACATCGTTGTCGGATGAAGCCGATCAAGTCTTTCAGATTAAATCGAGCGTAATAAAAGGTTTCGATAGCACGAGGCAGGATGGTTCGTGCGTCCATAATACTAATCTCTCTAGTGTCAATCATATCTGCATAAAGCTGCTTACCTGCTTCAACGTGGTCCTTCCAGCGGTTATAGATTTCAGGACTGTTTTGGACAGCAGCAGGGATTAAAGCTCGGCTATGAGACTGCCAGCGATCGCCAGTGCACTGAGCGGCGAAAGTACCTGCTCGATGTCGAATCAAGTGTGTAACAGTCTGGAGGTCGATTCCCCCGACGAGGAACGTAAAGGACATTGCTTCCATTCCAGCAGGAAGCGCGCGAAACTGCATAACATCTTCAAGAGTCTCAGAAAGCTCGCGCTGCGTGGCATTCAAGGGGTCAGTTTCTTCGGGGGAATCAGCCCAGGTAGCTTTTACATAGCGGTACGCGACATTGCGAATCTGCTCACCAGTAGGACTATCAACAAGCTCAACACGTAATGCATCAAGATCATTAACAAATTCAGTTTCCGGCTTCTCTTCAAACCGAAGAGGCATGGGCAAAGTAACAGGTTCAAGATTAGGGTTTTGAGGCATGCTGTTTATCTCCTATGAAAGCATAAGAAATACTACATCATCGTGCCAGATTGTTCAAACTATTTTAGATCTTGTTCCCAAAAAGATCTCTTGACCCAGAGAGCGCGATAAAGATCAACAATTACTTTAGCTGCAATATCTCTGATTATCTTTTCGTTGTCTCTTCCCTTGAGTTCTTTTTGCACAAAGCTCATTACTTTTTTCTCAAGGTTTTGTCTTAAGAAGTCTCTAATTTCTCTTCTCGCAATACCTTCAATGCGACGAACGTCTGTGTCAGATAGCGCTTCAAGTATAAGGCTCGTCGTCTTTTCTCTTGCTTCTTTTAGCATGGGATTATCGGGTTGCATTGGAGGTTCATAAGTTACTTCAGCGTGACCACCAGACTGTTTTTCACCTTTTTTAACGTTGTGAATAAAAACCGTAATACCTTCAAAATCTGCAGACTTCCTTACCATGTCTTCTACTGCTTTTCTGTTAGGATCTGAATCTTCATAGAAATGCATTGTTGAAGGGTTGAACTGCCTTGCATATCCTCTAAACTTTTCAACCTTTGCTGCGGGAGACGAAGTACTTACTGCATCGATAACCTGTAAATTAACTCCTAATTTTGAAAGGAAATCTTTTATGCCTGGTCGAGCTTCTCTTCCTCGCGCTGTTAAAATTGCTGCAGCCGTAACACCGCATTCAACAACATTTTTCAGTATTTCAAAAACCTCAGTTGTCTGAGTTGTGTCTGGGTCAACATCATCAAATTCAGAATAATCAAACTCTTCCGTTGATGACAACGACTCCTCGCCTGTTCCAAACTTAACAGCGTACTCATCAGGTGAGAAAGATCTTTTTCTCTTGCCCGATTCTTTGTCTACTACGTGAATGACAGAGTCTGTTATAGCTACTGTTTCATCAAAATCAAAAACAGCAAAAACGTCACAATCACCTTTTGAAGCATCTGGCAAAGCCTCACTTATGATTTTTTTAATCTTAATTTTTCTCATTATAGAATTCCTAGGCGCTTTGCTGTATCAACTATGTCAGAATGGCGCTGTAAAAAATCATTTACGTTATTGTTTAAATCTTTCACAGGTAAATATGTTCTATTCTTGCCTAAAATCTGATTTTGATCTTTGTTGTCAACCCACGCTCTCATGTCTTTAAGAAGATCTACGATATCTTTTCTCAGGCCGTTGACTCTTACATTGTCATAGAAGTCCGGGTCTTCATCGATCTTTTTGTCAATCTTTTCTCTAATATCTGAGAGATAAGGAAGGTTATACATACAAAATCCTCTGCAGAATTAAATATGCATTAACCTCCAAAGTTTTGAATTACTTGGTCCACCTCTTTGCCGTCATTCACAACAAAGACATTGTCAACATTTTGAAGCTCTGTGTTGTATGTTTTGCTTGGAGAGATTACCTTAACCCCGTGCTTTGCATACTCTCTGGAGTGTTTCGGAGAATCATCTATTGCGCAAAGTATTGCATCCTCATCGTAGTATTTTGACTTTGCAGCCCAAATCATTTTCTCAGGTGAGAATGACACTCTATGAAATTTCATTCCTGAGTTTGCAAGCCACGTGTAAGTGTCGTACTTGCAAGTTTGATTCCAGTCAGGCCTAGCAGTTAGAACATGAATCCAGTGACCTTGTTCGTATAGTTTATTAACAGCATCTACCATGCTTTGATCTGATGATAGCGTTCTTAGCATTCTGGCTTCGATGAAGTCTTGAAAGATTAGCTCAGGATTGTACTTTTCTCTAGGGATTCCTTCTGTGAAATAGTACTCACTGGAGCTTACATCAACACTGACTCCATCCAAAGAATTTAAGTATTCAGCATATCCTTCTCTGAAGTTTGCGACAACATCATCGACATCGACCAGGATAACAGGTTGTCCTGCCCACTCTTGCTCATTGTTGTATTTAATATCCAGATAAGCAGATTTGTCATCAAACGCTTCGAGGAACTCTTTAGGCGTAAAACCCCACAAATTCATAATCGCTAAAAGATATCGAAAGCAATCAATTCCTTCAAACAGAATGGAGTTTTTTACAATGTCTTTTCTTTCACTTGCGTGGTGCTTAAAATTAATTTCTCTTACAAGAGATGAAACTTCATTGTGTAGCGCCAGAGCAAACTCTTGAGTAAGTCGCTCTTTTTCTTCAAGTGACAAATTTTCTTGATCGATAAACTTTGAAGAAAAATCATTTTGCGCCTTGAACAAATACTCAAGTAGGTCAGTACTCTCCTCTGACCCTGTCCAGATTTCTTCTATTCTTTTCGCAAAATGCGTTAAAAAATTCTTTTGGCTCATATCCCATTAAAATTAACGCTTCAAGCTTGTACGTGAAGTCGTCAATCATCTCCTCGAGAAACGCATCTCGATTAAATTCTTTGTTTTCAGTGTGCTTATGAGGCTTCCAATTTTTAAGATGGAGTAGCGCTTCAAATGCCTCTTCAGTTCCTCTATGAATGATATCACGAATAAACTGCTGTGCCTTCTTATCAGAAGGGTCCACAGGCCACTCAGGAAGAGGCTCTTTGTTCTGCGACAGCTGCTCCATAAATCTTTCCTGGAGAAAGAAAATGGCATCTAATCTATCAGAAGATGTTTCTGACATCTTACTCAGTCTCGAGATTTAGCGCCTCAGCTTCATCGACCATGCGCTGATCGTTCTCAGTCTGGCGTCGAACGAATTCCTCAGACAGCGTCACGGAACTATCTCCTCGCTGAACATTGAGTTCGATCTGACGTAGATGATCTACGATATCAGTTCCGGTTAGCAGAGCGCGCTGTAAAGAGCGAGCAACTTCACCGATCACTTCATCATGCAACTTATAAACTTTCTTAGCCATGTATACCTCCTTGGCATTTATGACTAATTGTATTGACTCCGAGCCAAAATGTTTATAAACTTTATCCGCAGTGGTATGTAACTCCAACGAAAGCACGCTTGTAAGGACCGATCTGTTCGCAACGATACTCAGTGGAGTTGAGATCGAAGTCGCAGTCCATCGTGATCTTAGCAACTGTGTAGTTGTGAAGTAGATCGTCGTCTTGCTTCATACCGTACCCTGCGAGGTCTGAGGTTGTGATGTAGTCACCGTTCTCAAGGTTGCCGTTGATATCTGTTACCCACATTGCACCTTCACCTACAGAGTTAATGATGACGCGATCGTCGCCTTCAGGTTTTTCCATTGACGAACCCCAGAGACCAAGTTGAAATCTTCTCTCATTACTATCAGCATCTTCAACATTAGAGACAACACCGAAAGCTCTTTTATCATTTGCTTTAGAAGAAAGTTCTACCTTTGGCATTGCGTCATTTATAGTGATATCTTCTTCTGTCATTGAGGCATACTTGCCTGTAGAAACAACGATCATCCCGACTTTGTTTTCAAAATCTGCAACTGTTCCTTCAGATGGAAGAGATCTATGTTGTCCTGTAAATGTGATCTGGCCCACATCCGTAGCGTCAGATAAATAGCCTCGTCCAAAGCCTGGATTGTTCCATGTGTTATCTTTAAGATTACCATCATGTTCAAGCTGGAATGCCTGGAAAACTAATTCTTTAGTGCTGTCAACGCGCACACCCCACCCTTGAGTGTATGTGCCTGCGTAAGGAGCCTCAATCGTTATGCCGTGCCCAAAGTTAACTCCGTCTTGGCGAATCATCATAGGCGAACTCATCCCAGAAGGTTGTACGCTATTATTCCCCTTATTAAGGTGAAGACGCTCAACATCGATCTTGGTAGCAAAGTGCACGTGATTAGGAAATTCTGATGGTAATGCAGACGCGGGCAGCCCGGTTACTGAATTAGCTTCTGAAAAGTCTACATCTCCCTTAAACTCTACATCTGCATTGAATTCAGCAGTATTAGTTGTCCCAACGCCTGCCCAGAATTTAGTACTTCCAAAAAAGTCAGCTTTCGGATTACAATGGAAATAACCGTATTCATCAGTTTCAATACTAACTCTGTTAAACGTAGTCTCCGCACCCTGGGCTACTTTTTGATTGTATATTTTGGTTCCGAGGGGAAGACTGATGCGGCCCCAAGGATCAATGAGGTTAAATCGCTGCTTCTCCATATGACCGGATTCGGTATAATACCAATACCCGTATTCGTCTTGTCTGTATTTGTCAATTTGAAGAATAGGCTTATCATGATCTGGAGTATGATAGGGGGCCCAAGCGTCTATTTTCATGGTGGCATTTTTAAAATCAATGTGTGAAGAACTAGCAAAATTCACGAGAGAGCGTCTGTCACCGAACTGATAATATGTGTCATTGCTATTGTTTACATAGTTATGTCGAGAGATGAAAAGGGCATCTGCGTCTCCTGCACCCCAAGTCTCTGGATACTGGTCCATGTTAGTACCGGCTGGATCTCCAATGAAGATGTTTGACTCCGAAGTCATGGAAATTGTACCTGTCACATTTAACTTAGCACCAGAAGGACCTCCTCCAACAGGTCCGTAGGTATAGAAGCGAGGATTTGAATAAAAACCTATGCCGTTTTCACTGTCGCCGTTTGCTGTCCAGTTGACCCAGTTGCTATAGTTGTGAGTCATTGAATTGTTTCGGCTAGTATAGCGTGGGTCTCTATTCTTGCCGTGAATCGGTGCCCAGCCTGCATAAGGGGTCGTATAAGTTGCGTGAAAATGTGCGGAACCGAAAGTATGCGTGCCGCCGACGTGAAAATCTGAAATTAGTGTCTCAGAAGGTAAATTATTTGTAATATTAGGCGTTAGACCCGCACCAAGTGGATTGAGATATGGAACTTCACGATTATCAGGATCTTGGTCTCTACCCCAAAATCTTGTAGGCTTAATCGACCACGTGGCTGTGTCTCCCGGAGTGTCAATTGTTAAGCTTCCTTCATGAACATGCTGCGCACTTAAAGTTCCTGCTGCGCCATCTGCACCTGCCGGGCCTTGTGGACCTTCTGGACCTTGTGGGCCTGCTGGACCTTGTGGGCCTGCTGGACCCTGTGCGCCTTCACCGGAAGACTCAACAAATTCAATGCCGGTCTCGCCGTCGTTAACGCGTGGATATTTTCCGGCCTGGCCTGTATAGGCGTTAGGCGTGTCAGATAAACTTCTAAATGTTGCAGCAACGTGAACTCTTCGATTGGCGCCTTCTTGCTGAACGTTTGATCCTTCTTGCTCTCTGCGAACCACGCGGACTGTGACATTGTCTTGTCCAGTTGACTGCAGGAAGATTCTGGTGACATCAGTTGAGTCAAAGTAGACTGTGACGATTCTAGACCCTGCGCCACCTGTGAGGGTGTCTAGTTCAGACCAGGCGTTGGCGTTATTCATCTGCCAGATGCGAATTGGCACCCGGGAGTAAATGAACATACCGGCAATGTTAGCGTCATCTGCTACACCGTCAGTGGGGGCTGCTGGAGCAGCTAAGTTTAATACGACGCGATTGACGCCTGCGACTAGATTTGTTGGATTCATTTAAAAGCTCCTGTTGTGTTTGTTTTGTCACTCGAAGATGAGTGCGCTGTAAACTACGTATGGAGCTCTATATTTTAAGTCAGAGCCTTTGTTGAACCATCTCTTCGAGGCGGGTTAGGCCTTTGTTAATCGTATCAATGTCAGGGCCGTACGAAAATCTTAAATAATTTTTAAATCTTGACCCAGCATTCTTCATTCTTTTGCCTGGGTTGACATCAAAAAACTCTCCTGGGACAGCAATCACCTTCTTTTCTAAGCAAGCGTGAAAGAAATCCATACCAGTATTTAAGCCCTCAGGTAGCGCTGACACATTTCCCCACAAGTAGAATGATCCGCCAGGCTCACAGTCAAATGTTACGCCTATTTTTCTGAGGCCGTCCATCATGGCTTGTCGTTTCTGCCTAAACTCTTTCTGGATGGACTGTGTCTCTTGTGTCACAGCTTCAGGTGTTACGAGAGATACTGCTGCTCTTTGAATTGGGCGAGGGGCTCCGCCGTCCAAGAAACTGCCAGCGCTATTGATGGACTTAATAACATCTTTAGGGCCAACGACCCAACCAATTCTCCATCCTGGATATCTTTGGTTTTTTCCGAGACCGTTAACTATTAACACGTTGTCTTCGTTAACGTCGTTGATGTATTTGCTACAGCTTAATGTCTCTCCTGACGGGACACCTTCCCAAACGTAAGAGCTATAAAACTCATCCATGATCAGAGAACATCCTGTCTCTCTTCCTGCTTTAATCCACTCTCTGAGGTGTCTTCCCGATATTGTCTTGCCTGTAGGATTACAAGGATTTGAAACAAGCACTGCACCTAAACCTCTCCCCTGGATCTCTTTTCTTAAATCCTGGTGAGAAAAAGTGTATCCGTTATCAGGATCAAGCATGATTGGAATAGTATTAAAACCCTTAAATGTTGACAAAAGCTCTTCATAGGCTGTGTAATCAGGTAAGAAATGACCCAAGTTAATAGCGTCAAGGGCAGCAACCACTCGAGTTAAAACAGTTCTACCTCCGCCTGCAATGGAGACATTTTCTGCTGTGTATTTAGATTTCTTATTTTTTCGATAAAGAACATTGTACATGTTCGCAATCGCTTCGCGGAGTTCAAGAAGCCCACCGACTGGTGCGTACTCATGATCACCTTCATCGATATCAATGTGGCTAATACGCTCTAGGCCGCCATCGAGATACCCAGTTTCAGGCTGGCCTTGACCGAAATTACACCAATCTGGATGCCCTCGATAAAAACCTAATTTCATAGCTGAGGCTGTTGTAAAAATGACACCAGTTTTTGGGACCTGACGAAACACAGACTTTGACATAGATGCTCTCCACTAAAGGCACATCTATTAACTATTCTATTTCGACACCTACATCAACTGATATTTTCATTTCCGGCATGCCGACATGGTCAACCAAACCGATCTCTAGGCACTCATCGGCTTCGAGAAACCAATCTGCTCTTCCGCGCTTGTGAATCTCTTTAAGAAAGTAGTCTGGTCTTTTGCCGCAATTGGATGACATGAGGCGCATAATCTTGTTATTTAGCCGGTCAGACTCATTAACGTCTGCTTTTAACTCTTCCACTTTTTGTCGGCTGCTCATGGAGCTAACGTCGTGAATCATAATTGTTGAATTAGGAGCAGCATATCTATAGCCTTTAGTTCCGCAAGAGAGAAGAACTGCGCCGCAAGACATTGCTTTTCCTTCCGCGATTGTCATAATAGGTAGAGATGCACTTTCAATCGTGTCAATCATGTTTAAGAGTGAGTATACTGCACCGCCGTATGATGCAATAACAACAGGAATTACAGGTTGTCCAGTATTATGAGCAGCATTAATTTCATCCCTAAATTTTCTGGCAGCATCTTCATCAAACTTATTAACAGTGACAATAATTGGGTTGTATCTTAGTTTAACTTCGCTGATCTTGTCGTCGATGTGTATGGTTTTTCTCATAATGACCTTCTCCTTGGATATAACTATCCGCACTTTCCATATCCGCACGATAAACAAGTGGCACAACCTTCTTGGTATACTATGTTTGGATCGTCACAGCAATTTTCTAATGCACCGCTGCTTGCTTTTGTACCATCAGGAATGTAAATTTTGAGCACTCTTGCAATGACTCGAGAGAAAGATGAGAAGTCAGTGTCTTTATCCTTTTGAAGCTGCTCAACCATAAAAGAAACTGGGGCGCCATGTCGAAGCGCGAGAGAAATTGTCCTAGTAAAAGCTGAGTGTGTTGGATTATCAAATACTTCCACAACGTCCTTGATGCAAAACTCATCTGTCGCGTGCCCAAATCTTAGATCGTACTTAGAGTTCTTTGTTTTTCTAACTCTTTTTGTTAGTGTTCCATCTTTGTAGTATCTAGGGATCTCAATCTTATTAGCTAACCCGCCGAAAACTTCATAAGGCTTTCCGTCCATTAGGCCGACAAGAATTGTCCACTTCTCTCCTTTTACGGAAGTTTGATGGATATCACAATCTAGAAGATCAGGTCGCTTTGGTGCTGGAGTTTCAGAGAAAGAATCATCATCTTTCGATGTGGTTTCGCTAGAAACAAGGACGCCAGATCGAGATCCGTCTCGATACACTGTGACTCCTTTTAAGCCCTGTTTCCAGCCTCTCCAGTAAACTTTCTTGACGTCGTCGACTGATACTTTATTAGGTAAATTGATGGTCTTGCTAATTGCGTGACACACCCAGCGCTGTGCTGCTGCCTGTAAATCTACTGCAGACTCCCAATCGATCTCGTTTGCAGTTGCTTCTGCATAAGGGCTGTCTTCAATTTCAGTTAAGCCTGTCGTATCCATCCACTGCTTAAAAGCATGATGATATACATCAAACTCTTGCCACTTATCCCCGAGGTCATCAACAAAATCGACTTGAGCTGTGGCATCATTTGGATTAATCTTTTTTCTTCGGGTGTATTTAAGCATAAATGCAGGTTCGATACCCGAAGTTGTCTGTGTTAGCACAGAAACGCTGCCGCAAGGAGCAGTTGTAGTTAATGCAATATTTCTTCTACCGTGATCTCTGTGCAATTCTCGAAGCTCTGGGGCAGCTTCAAAAAGCCTTTCCATAAACGGGTGCCCTTCTTCCTTGTCAAAATCATAAACTGGGAAAGCACCGCGCTCAGTAGCCATGTGACAAGAAGACTCATAAGACCCAACAGCCAAAGTCCTGTAAATGTTTTCAGTCAAATCAATAGACTTCTTAGAACCATACTTTTCACCAAGCATAGCCAAAGTGTCTCCGATTCCTGTCACCCCTAAGCCTGTTCTGCGACCAGCTTGAGCAACCTCTTTAATTTTATTCCAAAGAAGAAGTTCGTTTCTTTTAACTTCACTGCCTTCAGGATCTGATTTAATCTTACTGATTATCTTGTCGACACATTCGATCTCAAGATCGATCAAGTCATCCATAAGCCTTTGAGCTTTTCCGGCAATTTCTCGAAAAAGATCGTAGTCAAATTCTGCATTCTTAGAAAATGCGCTGTTAACAAAAGAAGTCGTATTCAAAAGAAGAAGGCGGCAGCTATCGTAAGCGGACAGGGTGATTTCACTGCACGGATTAGTACTAATTGTGTGAAACCCGTCATCCTTGTAAATTTGAGCAGGAGTGTAGTTTAGAACATTATCCCAAAAAAGAAGACCTGGCTCAGCAGATCCATGCGCAGACTCAATGATCTGATTCCATATCTCAGTCGCAGAAGTCGTTGTAGTTACAGTTTTCTCATCACCTGTTGCATCAACAGGGAAGCGAAGCTCATAATCCTCATTGTTTTCAACAGCTTTCATGAACTCATCAGACAGCCTAACTGAGATATTGGCTCCCGTTACCTTTGATAGGTCTCGCTTAATATTAATAAAGGTCTCAATGTCTGGGTGATGGATTGAGATTGTAAGCATGAGTGCGCCTCTTCGACCACCTTGAGCAACTTCGCGACAGGAGTTAGAAAACCGCTCCATGAAAACTCCGATACCGTCGGTTGTCTTAGCTGCGTTAGATGTTCTTAGGCCTTTAGGGCGAATGGTAGATATGTCAAAACCAACACCTCCACGACGCTTCATAATCTGAACCTGCTCCTGATCTGTCTTTAAAATACCTCCGTAGGAATCTTGCGGAGAATCCACTACAAAGCAATTGGACAGTGACTGTATCTGGTGTGTGTTTCCGATTCCAGACATAGGAGAACCTTGTGGGACCACATACTTGAAATTTTTAAGAAGATCATAGATCTCATCTTCGCACATAGGGTTAGGATACTTTGCTTCTATTCTAGCAAATTCCTTTGCGATCCTTCTATGCATCTGGTCTGGATCTGTTTCAAGATAATTTCCTTGCTCATCCTGGAGTGCGTACTTCGTGGCAAAGACGGAGGCAGCAAGTTCATCACCGCCAAAATATTGTAAAGACTTCTCAAATACCTCGTTATAATTTGTCATTTTCATTCCTGTTTATTATAGGTTTTTTATAATATTACTTTTCTTCAGCTTTGTTTTCTCTTTTGCTAACTTGTTTCCATTTTTTTTGCAAAACCTTTTTTATGTCAGTTTCATTCTTGTCTTTTGCTTCTTCGAGCGTCATCTCGTCAGCATTTTCGATAACCGAGAACATTGACATTGCTGTATTTAATTTAACTGGAAACAAGATTCCGTCGCGGCCTGCTCTATTCTTAGCAATAAAAATACGACCTAATCCTGACGCTTTCTCTGTTGGCTTTCTTGAGATAGAAATTACAACATCTGCAACCTGTGCCTTACCATAAGACTCAGACATGTTCTCTAAGCCTACGATATCAGAAGAAGCACTCTCTCTATTACTTTGAGATGCTGTCCAGATTGGAATCTGCTTTTCCATCGCAAGATTTCTAAGGTCTTCGTATACTTTTTTAAGTTCATGACGCATTGACTCATACTGGCGTGATGATCTCATAATATCTGCATAGTCAATTACAAGAAGATCAGGAATAAATCCTTTTAGAGAAAGCTTTTCAATATGTGATCGGAGAGTTTGAACAGTTGCTGCTCCTGTTGGGTACTCTTTAATTATTAGCCTGCCTAGGCCTTCCATTTCTGCATATGCACCTCTTACTTCATCAGAGCGCTCCGGAACCTCATTTGATGGAATCATACAGATATTTGAATCATACCTGAGGCCTGTTGCGTTTTCTGTCAACTCAAACGTATAATGAATTACGTTTTTCCCTCTTTTGACAGCTGCTGCACCTAAATTAACCAGCATGTGAGACTTGCCGACTCCAGTTGGTGCAGCTACAACACCGATTTCGCCTCTGCCTAAACCTCCGTTAAGTATGCCTTTTTGGTCGAGAGATTCCATACCTGTGGGTACCGGGTGGCGACTCACAGTAACGAACCGGGCTTCCATATCTTCAAACAAGTCGTGCCCAATAGAAGGTGTGGTCCCCACTGATAGTGCATTTCTCATGAGATCCATCACTGAGTCGAACTTGTCAGTTTGAATGAGGTCAACAGCTTGCTCGAGTGCACCTCTAAAAGCTTGCTTTCTGCAAAAATCAAGCGCCTTATCCTTGACGTATTCAAGATCGCCCATGTCAGGATTGTGGCGGATTCGCTGAAGATATTCAATTATCTGGTCTCTTAAAACAGTGTCATTACCTGTTTTTAAATCGTCTCTTATTATCGATACAAGCAGTTGAAGAGTTGGAAAATCTTTGTACTTTGTGTGATATCGAAAGTATCTGTCAGCTAAAAACTTAAGATATTTCAAGTCGAAAAAATCAACATTAATAACTTCAGACATCTGTTCTGCCCAAAGGCGATCTGTCAACAGCCCTTGAACAATTTTTTCTTGGAAAGCTTTTCCATAACTTCCAAAAGAGACACTCGAATCTTCGTAAGACACCTATCTTACTCCTTTTATTTCACGTAAATCATGCTTAATAAGAGGCCCTCAACATCCAAATTTTGAATGCCTAGTTTAATCAGTTCTCTCATCAATGTAATCTTATTCCTGGACGGCTCAAATGTATCTATTATGTGATTGATTTGATCCATTTGGCCCGCCGACAGATTGCTCGTATCTAAGTATATCAAACGCCAGTTTCTTTTCACGACGTCAAAATTATCAACTATCTCTCTGTACAGCTTAATTTTCTTATCTATGTTTGCAGAAGCAGCCTCAAATATTTGCATTAAATCTGCTTCTTTATTTGTTGTCAATACAGGAAATCTTTTAGCAACAGATTTAAATCCTGCACCCTTAATCCCGCTGATGTTGTCAGAACTATCACCTACTAAGCATTTTGCTAAGCAGTAGTTTTCGCAAGACACACCTGTCAAATCAATAACGTCTTGAGCTTCGACAACTTCTTTTTTGCCTAGGCGATATATCTTAGTTTTTTCATTTAGTAGCTGGTAATAGTCTTGGTCAGACGAAACTATGACTTTGCTTTCATTGCG